AGCATGCTCTCGGGATAGTACGACACGATGGCCTTGGTCGCGGTGATATAGTCAGACGAGTAGAGATCCCATCTGTTGCTCACCCGGCCCTCGAACTTAACGCCCGAAGGCAGCGGGCCTTCAATCGTCGGGCCAACGGCATCCGTCATTACGAAGGAGTTAGCCTTCATAAAGTAGGTGATAGCCGTGGAACCAGCGATGATGTAGTTAGCCCCGCGCTTGCGGTTGTCACGGATCAGTTTCTCGGCGTCGATCACGGAATGGAACAACGTCTCGTACCACTCCTTGGCAAGATAACCAGACCCAAGAGTGTAGTGCCAGGTTACGTTACCAGCAGTAGCATCTGTTTCCAACTGGTACAGAACGCGGTGCTCGAGTTCCCGAAGGATCTCCTGCCCCATCGCCTGTAGCATCTCACTAGGAACGTCCAAGCCCAAAGTCCCTCGTGCGTCTTCCTCAACCTCAGTCGTCCACTCGGCATTCAGAATGTCCTTCGTGGCGGTAACTGAAGTGCTGGTCAGCTTGAGGCGCATCTTCTTGGGAACCTGTGCCTCGGTCCGGTAGGCATAGTCAGAATCCGCAGTCGTTACCTGGACTTCGGGGCTATCGCTCTCGCGGTAGAACTTCAGCCAGTAAACGTTCATCACGCCGCCCGACTGAATTGGCATCGGCTGCACAGAGCAGATGCTATTCATAATCAGGGACGGGAAGATCTCGCGGATCAAGGGAAGGGTGAATTCTGCGGGCAGCGAAACTACGCTCTTGGTCGTGGCCTCATAGAGGTTACGAGGAGCGGGGTTTGCGATGATCTGGTTCTCGAACATCAAGCTCATCATCGGCCAGAGTTTGGTCGGAACGGGCCACAGATCATACTTCTTGCCATCTACCTCAACGCGCTCGCCAAGATAGGGCGCCCACTTGAGCATGAGGGCCTTCACCCGAGCCTCATCCTCTTCGCGCATACTGGCGGTACCCATAGAGCGGTTGGTGTCCTGGAATTGTGCAAGCGCCTCGGTCAGCTTGCGCCGATCATCGGCATACGTCATCTTCATGTTGTTTCTCCTAGCGAGTAAATCTAACGATTTCGGGGGTCAAGAGGCCATCCCCAACAGGAACGTCCTCCTCTGTATCGGCGTCCTGCTGCTCGCCCTTGCCCTTGGGTTCCGGTGTAGTAATGAAGGACGCGATTACCTCATCACGTAGTTCCTTCACCTTTTCAGTAAGCTCGGTGGGGTCGCACTCGGCTACCTGCTCTACCAATCCAGTAACCCATTTCGGCGCAGCGGCCTCATAGCGCGCCAGTTTCCATTCAAGCTCTTTCTGTCGAGCCTGAAGAGACTCAAACTGTGCGGTCGCGGCATCAAGTTCCTCGGTGCTCTTGGCCTCTTCGAGACGACCCGTAAGCTCCTCGGCCTCCTTGGTCATGTGCTCAATAATCGCCGCGCCCTCTACGATCTTCTCCTTGAGTTCGTCCCGCTCTGTTACAAAGGCCCCAAGCGCTTCGCGCAGGTAGCCCTCCAACAGATCAGAACGATTCTCACGCACTTCTTCCAGCGTGATTTTGTCCCAATCCATGTTGTTCTCCTCGGCCCACTTTGGGGCTTCTTCTAGTATTTTGACAATCCCGGCACCTTGAATGCCCGGACGTTCACAAAAGTCAATCCCCTCAAACACGGCCCACTTCATTACGTCAAAGCTCTCGCCCTCTAACTTCTCTGTCTTTGACTCATACTGTGTGCTGCGGAGGGACACCCTCGACATAACTCCGTCTTCAATGAGGGTCATCACGTCGGATCCGTCAGACGTTGGACTGATCTGTGCCTCGAAAACCATCTTCCCGTCTTCGTGTTTCAAGGTAAAGACCTTGCCAATCGGCATAGCCCCCTCAAACCACGACTCGTGGGAGCGGTGCATGGTAGTTGCATGTCCCTGACCAACCCACTGCTCTGTTCTAACAATGGACTCGTCAATGAACTCTGCGGGGTAGAACCTTTTGTTCCCACTAACGGCGTTCTCGAACATGGCAACGCCCTCAAAGCGAAGCCTGCCATCTTCTCCGCGACTTATGTTTCTAGGTTTAATCTCGAACTCGAGTAGGGGTTCATTCATGTTATTTCCTCATCGCGGTTACTTCAGCAGCCTTAGCCGCCTCTTCTGCCCGCTCTGCCGTGGCAGGCCCGAACCGCTCCTTGAATGATGTTCTCACAAACGCATCGTGCCCAACTTCTATTAAAATCAACTCATGTACGCCAGCAGCCAGCTTATCCAGATCAGCACACAGAGAAGAGGACCACTTATCTATCGTTGCTCGCTGGTCATTCATCAGGTCTCTAATGGCGGCGGCATGTTTATCCGCAAGCTGGCTAATCGCTTGGTTGTTTGCTTCCCGCTGCTCTTTAATAAACTGTCTGGAGTCTGCCTCTTGGCTCTTAAGGTAATCAAGAAACGCCTTGATCGTTACAAACATAACACCGGCGAACAGGACAAGGGCTGGAAGTTCTTTAGCTAACGTCTGTAGTAGTTCGTTGTCCAGCATCTGTCTCCCTCGCGTAATAGGCTTCTGCTTGCTGCCGTTGCGCGGGGGTCATCCTAAACAGCTTTTCCCGCACCTGGTCCGGCGTCATAACTTTGTTGTTAATGATGTTGGTTGCTGCCATACCAAGCTGGTTGTAAACCTCGGCTCGCTCTGCCTCATCCTGCATTGAGGGACTAGGCCACTCAATCACATAGGGAACGTCAATCGGATTGATGTCCTGAAGCAGCAACTCGAGGTCGATTACGCTATGTATAAGCTCCGACGCAAGCATCTGGACTCGCCGGATAGTTCGCGCAAACCGCTCGTCTTCCCACTGAAGCGTAGCCTTGGAGTTTACGTCCTGCTCGATTCCAAGGTGAGCCTTGGGAACACCGGTTGCAGTAACCAGCTTGGTTCGCCAGTATTCAACTGCGGCAATATTCCAGAAGCCCGTATTAGAAGTGTCCAAAACACTTACATCGTTAAGCGACTTCTGCCAGGATCCGCCGTTGTTAACGTACCCATTTCCTACATACAGGTCTTGTACTGTGGTAAGCCGGTGGGCGCCTTCCTGTTGAGCGGCAACTGCACGGGAAGTCAAGGCGGTCTTCATCTCCTTGACTCTGGCCGCTGCTTCGATCGGGGACATTCCAGTGGTGTCTATCTGGAACATCAATCGGGCAAAGGCTCTGGTAAGCCAGTTAATAACCAGCGCCTCTTCCATGGCCTGTAGTTTCTTAAAGGGGTAACGAGCCGACTCCAGTGCCGCCCTACCGTACCGACTCATTCCTGATCTTCCCCATCTAAGGTGAAGCATCTGGAAGGGATAGAAGCCCGCTATGAACCGCATCGTGCCAGGTTCGTATTGCTCAAACGCCCACTCGCCCTGTTCTTTCCCCGTCTTTAGAAGGCCGTGCTCGTCTTCATTCCGATACATGGAAAACGGGTTCATATACATCAGACGTGAGATGTGGGCTTGGCCGTTAACTACCGGCTGGAGGAATGACTCGCCATACTTGACGGTCTCTCGCATGAACGAGTAAGTCTTACTTTCAAGTTGGGTACGCCTAACACAATCCTCAATGATCTTCTGGCGGCCCTTGCTAATGAACACTCCCTCATCATATCGAATATGGAAGGAGCGCTTCACTCCATCGGGGGCGTTGATTGCATTGTCCGCAAGGATATCAAGTGCCCTTGAAATCTCCGGCATTGTGGAATCCATACGGTCCATGTCCCGGTAGATGTCAAAGCGCTTGGACCCAAGAGAGGATGTGTCATATGCCCACTGGCTCATCTCGTGCTCTGGCGCCACACCCATTGTGGTGTCCTTGGTGTCTTCGGGCCAGAACTTGCCAGCGAGCGCTCGGGCTATTCTTGTTCGCCAGGTGTTGGGTTTATCCATTACATCCTATAACGAAAAAGCGGCTAACCGCCCCTCGCAAGAGGGAACGCATTAGCCGCCGCTAGGCGATATTTATCTAAGGGAAGTATAAGAGATATGCAAATAAATGTCAAGTCCTATGTCATTTTATATACAACCTGTATCCACACTTACACATCTGCTCTATCGGGCCAAAGTCAGAGGCGGTCCTCTGAACTAGCAGCCTTGCTCCACATTTAGGGCAGGGAACGTCAACGGAAACTGGTCCGGTTCCAAGGTCTCTTGCTGCTGCCCCACCCATTGACTCTGCTGCTTTAGCTAAGGCTAATCCTACTGCTCGAAGCTGATACCACACAGGGGCCTGCTGCTGCTTCTGCCTAAGCAGTTCTCCAATCAAGGCGGAATACTCGTCACTCATAGAAGCTCCTCAAACTTCTTGACCCACTGTTGAGCCAAGAGAGAGTAGTCGTGTTGTCGGGCCAGTTTCCGTCCCGCTCTGCCCATCTCTGATTGCAAAGCGCGGTTGTTCATTAGGAGAACAGCCTTCTCCATAAACTCGTCATCGTACTCTTTGTTACCGGGCTTGCCCTTAATCAGGAACCCGTTAAAGCCGTCTCTTACTCTTTCTTTTAGCGCAGCAAGCTCCGTAGTAACGATAGCACATCTTCCTGCTGCTGCTTCGAGAGCGGCAATGCAGCACTGTTCTTCGTAATCTGTTGGGTAAAGTAAGAGGCCGGAACCACGCACTGTGCGATTATACGTTGCTCTAGTAAGCGGTCCCGTATATTCAACTCTTGGTAGTCGTCCGATAGAGTCATAAAACTCGCCACTGGCTTGTCTTGCTTGTTCATCTGTCCACCCATAGAGTTGAAATCCACTGGTAACTACCAGATTAGCATTGGGAACTCGAGAGATGATCCTCGGCCAGAGGGTTAGAAAGTATTTCAATCCTCTTTCGGGGGTCGAAAGGTAAAGACATTGCGTTCTGTCTTTGGGGATCTCTTGTGCGAACTCATCCCAAGCAACCCCCGCTGAAGTTTGGAAGTACATCTCTTTAGGAATGCTCGGGTACATGTATTGGTAGTTATCTGTCTGATGTTTTGAGATTGTGACGATAAAGTTGCAGTCTCCCCTATTTACCGCAGGCGGTAAGTCAGCACAGTTCTGATCGTTCGCAAACAGAGCCTTTACAGGCGCCTTATACCACTTAAGCGGCGCCGGTGTCCGCAGTGAAATAACAACATCTGCGATATTGCCAAACGCATCTTCTTTCCAGGGGCGATAGAGAACATCATCAAATACGCCCGGATGAGTTGTGTTTGTTCGAACAGTAACCTCGTGGCCCCGTTTGGCTAGTTCTCTAGCATACAGCACAACCATAGCTTCGGATCCGCCAAGACCAGTAGCAAGATTCTCCGCGTTCCAATCGGCGGGGCCGGTTAGAGCAATGAATGCAATCCTCATTTGGTATTCCTAAGCAGCAGGAATCCTACCTGCAAGTTATAGTCCTTATCCCAAATCTCTTTCGCCTGACCCTTAATGGGCCACGTATCTTTAGGGGCGTCCCAATCAACTGACCAGTCTTCAGGCCCAACTACAGTTGCTAAAGAAGAGAGTCGGCTGTGTACCGATGCCTTATCATAGATGCGCCTTCCTGAAATATCAGAGGGGTAGGCGTGATAGTCCTTTCCATAGTCAAAGGAAAGAGCAAGAAGGCCGCCCGGCTTAACCACCCTAAGCATCTCTCGGACTGCTTCTCTGTCTCCCCATCCGGGGATATGTTTGAGACAGGCCGTACTAATGGCGTGATCGAATGTGTTATCTTCAAAGGGGAGCCATCGCGCATCTGCCTGTTGAATCGTAATACCTGGCGCTTCGATAACGCTGCTTGTGTCTACATCTACACAGGTAACGGTCGCTCCTTGTCTCACAAGATAAAGGGGGACCACGGCCTCTCGCGTTCCTACATCAAGGATGTTCTTATCTCCCAACCACCCGAGAAAAGCAATCGCCCTGATCTGCTCCCAGAATCTCATAGTCGGAGCGCCCTGCCCGTGCTCTTTATTCAGCACTTCTAGTTCGGTAGCTAGCTTCGCAAAGGCGGGGTTCTGCCAGTCCGATTCCCGATAGGCCCCTGATACAAAGTCCATCTGAAACCGAGCCATGATTGTTTCAATCAAGTTAGTCTTGTCCACGTAACACCTTTCCTCGCCGCCCATCCAGTGCTGGTCGGCTAGTATGACATTGATATATCGTCGGCCCTCTAGCCAGTGCGCCGCTGTTCGATGCCATCCATCTAAGACAACTAGGCACTTCTTACAAATGATGATCGGAGCCGTCTGCCCTCCATGTCGGAGAACGTCCCTGTACCGCTCTACCTCACTCCAGAACGGCGCGGGGTGCATTCTGAAGTTGAGCATGTTAATTGGGATAGTGCGCTCTGGATAGACCTTAATGTCGTTTTCCAAGAGCATCTTTAGAATGTCTGTCACTTCCACACTTCTGCTATGATGTTAAACCCAATGGTCTCGGGAGCGAGTTTGATGTTCCCCCAAGTCCGCAACTCGTGGGCCAAGGTCTCTCGAGTGTAAACACGAAGATGCTCTTGGCAAGAGTCCGGTCCCATGCAGTTGTCTGGAACTGCAAAGATCGCTCGGTCTGCATGAAAGTATGCACACTTAATGGCCCTCTGCGGCTCATCTAAATGCTCTAGGAAGTCAGCACAAACTACGTAGTCGAACCACCCGTACCGCTGGTCTACGTACTTTGAGATGTCTGCGAACTCTGCCTCTGCCCCCACGGTTCTAACATAAGAGAGGGCATATTCGGAGAAGTCGATAACCTTGACCTTATTCCTCCCCCTAAG